CAAAGAGCTGTACGCCGCTCTCTACGAACACTGACGAAGGCGTCGGTGCCGCGAGAGAACCCGTGCCAGCGGTGACAATGTGTGCAATTCCTCGCATGCCGACCGGCATCGCCGTCGGATCAAGCTCGCCGGCATCGACTGACTGATCAACCTCGACACGGATGTAGTTCGATGCATTCGGGTAGTTGCCGTCGACGACGATCTTCTGTGCGGTGGGGCCACGGTCGAAGTCAAAGTACGCGCTCTGGTCGCCGATGATCCTGGCAATGTACTGGTTGTCAGATGGGTTGAGCGTCAGACCCCTCCACTGCTCGAGGTACTGAGGTGCGCTGTCGTTGTCGCCCCACTGCCTGACCACGAGGTCGAAGGTGGGGTACTGGTTCGCCGTGTCGGTCGAAAGGGCAATGTTCTCGATCGAGAGCTTGTACATCGTCGAGACGCCTGCACCGTCGTCAAGTGCATGGACCCTGAAGATGTTGTGAGGTTTGCCACCGAAGTGTTGGCTGATGACCCAAGGTGAGACAGCATGCGTGAAGCGATCGCGGAAGTCCTCATAGTCCGGGACTGCACCGGTGCCCGTGTCGCGTGCTGCCGAACCCGTCAGCAAGAACGCAACCGGCTCACGGCCGCCGTTGACTGCAGCGTTGAGTGGAGTGTCGATGACACCTGACCCGGTCACAGTGGCTGTCGTCGGGTGAACCTCCCAGTACGCATACACGTAGTGACCTGACTCCTGGAGCTTTGTTGGGTCAGTGTTCAGGACGTTCGGGAAGTAGTTCGGCGAAGTGATGTCAAACGATGCCGTGAATACGTTTGGGTAGAGAGGATCGGTTCCCTGCAGTCCGTTCAACAGCATGACGAAGTCCTGCTTTGCAACGCTGTTCTGCATTAGCACAACATCGCCAACGCTGCTGCCGTGTGCGGTGCCCGGGACTGCAACCAGCGTTGAACCCGGGGCTGTGTTGTTCGAACCTGTGATGCCTGCAGACAGTGTCGGGATGACGCCTGATGCTGCCATGATCACGGCGCGGACGATCGGCACAGATGCAGGACCTTCCTGCGTCCCTGCCGAGCTGAACACCGTAGAGCCCAATGACTCCGACATGAATGCACCGAGGAAGTACGTACGACCCGGGGCCCCGCCCAGGTTAGCGAACGGATTTGCCTCGAGTTGACCGTCTGCGTCAAGGTTGGGCTGATTCTCACCTACTGTGAAACCGCCTTCATTGACATCGCCTGTCGTGGTGCTGCGCTGATTTCCATCGCCACAACCCAGAACCCTGAGGTACGTGAGTGCCTGCGCATTGCGCAACCATTCTGACGCAGCGAGCGGGCCGTACTTGATGCCGTCCGTTACACCAAACTTTGCATAAAAATCACTGACAATGCCGACAGTGACTGGCACGAATGCCGGACCCTTCAATGCAGTACCGATGATACCTGCAGGGACGCCGCTTGGTTGGGTCGTTACCGGACCTGAGAGGTCGATCTCTGTTGCAGTGACGCCTGCTGATCCGAATTTGAGCTGTGCCATGTATGCCTCTGTGCTCTAAGTATCGACAATTGTAGCATTCTATGGTGAGAAATATTGCGGCTCTCACGAGTGGGTTGGGTAATACACGCGCGCAAAGAAGATTAAAGAAGAATGGCCTGTGCACTCTAGCACAGGCCACCCGAAGCTGTCAGGCTTCAGCGGACGTCAGGTAAAAACGACACCCGAATTCGTGATGCAAAAATCAATTGCGATAAACTCGATCACCCTCGTCGGTACAACCACGATCCTGCCGTTCAGCCTGTTGAGCTGCGCGTCAATGTCAGTGTTGTTTGTCTCATTCATGATGACCTGGAATGCCTCGATGCCTTGCTGAGCCTGGATCAGGCCCAGTTGCAAGGATGCCTGCGAAACGAATGTGTTCCACAAGGCAGGCGTGTTCTGCTCGAACTCCAACTGCATTGCGATGCCGATGATGATCCGTTTGACCTCGAGCAGGAGGCGACGTACGTTGACCCGGTCAAGCGCTGAAGACTTGATTTGGAGCGTCTTCTGTCCGAAGATCGCAAATCCCTGCCTCGGGAACGTAGCGATTGGATTGATGCGAGCATCGTACAACGTGTCGCGATCAGATGCTGTGAGCCTGACCTCGACATTTGTGACGAAATCGAGCGATGCACGGTTGAAGCCCGCCGGCGCGAACCACGGGTAACCGACCCTGTCGTTGAAGCCCAGTGCACCCAAGGCTGCAATGGACGCAGGTACCTTGACGCGGCGGTTGTTGGTCGTGTCATTGATGAAGATGTCAGGGAAGTACACACCCATGTAGTTGTTGTCGATTCCTCGGGTGTCAAGTCCAGCCGCTGTCTGATTGACGTCCGGACGGGCAAGTGAACCCGCCGCGTTGACAGAGTCATCGAACATGCGCAGTCCGCTCTCGTCGAACCTCTCGAGATCCATGACATTGTATGCGAGGCCGTACGCCTTGACGGCATTGCCTGCGTAGTCCGTGATGAAAGGTTCACGGATGCCAGGGATCGCGAGGATGTTGTGGTTGATCTGCAGAGGATCGGTCATGATGTTGATGGCCGTGATGTACGATGACACCGTGGAGTTCTGCTGACCGTAGCCGCTCTGCGCAGCACCGAATCCAGCGGGTACGTAGCTAGCGAACGCGCCGCCAGATCCGTACTTGCTCGATTCGAAGCACGTTGCCTTGTCGTTCATGCGTTCTGCATCGATGTCGAGGAAGTTCGTCCCGTCGAACCCACCCTGCATGAAGGTGGTGAACTTCGTGAAGTTTGCAAAGCGATTGAACTGCGCAGGCGTGCCCTTGCCGAGCAACGTTGCGAAGGTGATGCGTGGAGAACCGAACACCGGGTCGTTGATCGTGTACTGCGAGGAATCAACGACACCGTTGCGGATGTACGCTGTTCCAAGCATCGTTGTTTCAACCGACGAGGTGAGATCGGAGATCGCACCGTTGGGGAATGCACACTTTGAAAGCGTGAACTTGTTGTCGTTAAACGTATCGGCGCCTGACCCGGTCACGACCGTGTCGAGCAAGGACAGTCCTTGGAATTGCGTGAGTGAATTGAGGAAGTTGTTCGGCAATGTCTCAATGTTCGGGTTGAGAGGAATGTCGTTACGCTCGAACTTCGTACCCCAGTACATCGTGTTGATCGTGACCTCAGTCGATCCGGGCTGACCAAACCAGCCACTTTGGGGTCGTGTGCCCTTCGTCACCTTCGAACGGAAGGGAACGGGTGGGACGATTGACTGTGACAGGATGTTTGCAGAGCCGGAGAGAAGTCCGAACATGCGAGCAATTCCCGGCGTAGTGTCGCTCAATGCGTCATTCGTCTTCAAGACAGAAACGCCGCGGAAGCCAAAGGGAAGGCACGCAGGAGGAACCTGACCGCGATCAACTGCATCGTTCATCACAACGCGGATGTACGAAGAGTTGCTCTGATACTTGCCACCCGCGATGATCCTACGCTCTGAAGGATCCTCTGCGTCGAAGTTGTAGAACAGTTTGCGATCACCGATGACCTTCGCGACGTAGGTGTCAGCCGCTGGGTCGAGCGAACAGTTGTTGAACTGCTCGATGATGTTCGGGTTGATGTCCGTGTCATCCCAGCTGCGAACCTGCACAGAGAACGTACCGTACTTGTTCGCTGCGTTTGTGGACGCCTGCAGGTTAGCAATTGAGATCTTGTAGAGGTTGTTCGCGTATGCACCGTCGTCGAGAGCCTCGACCCTGAAGAGGTCGAATTCGGTCTTACCGAAAGGTTGGCTGATGAAGTTCGGTGTGGTCGGCGTCTGGTACCGCGTGTCGAATGCTCCGAATGTGGAACGGAACGATGTGACGTCATGGTAAGGAGAAGACGTGAACGTGTCATTCGCTCCCGCGACTGCACTGATGTGCGTTGACCCTTGTAGGATGCCGACGACCTGGCCTACGGACTCTGCGCCGTTTGTGCCGACGGTTGCAATCTCATCATCGACTGCAAAGTCGCTGTAGACGAGGTGTTGCATGGTGACAAAGTTCTTCGGATCAGTATTGAGCACCTTCGCGAAGTAATTCGTAGCGCTCGGGTCAAGCGATGCTGTCACGATGTGGCAACCCGGGTTACCGTCGTCACTGTAGAATGCACTGCCGAGTGAAGTGGAGATGATCAGCTTGAAGTTGCCGTTTGCATCCGCCTGACCCATGTCATTCAAGGCCGTGATGTTCGCACCGACGAGGTTGTGATCCATCGAGGCGATCATGATGCGAGAGCCGCTAGCTGGGATGATGACGCCACGAACGAGGTTGACAACCGACGATCCGGGAAGGAACGAATCGTTGTCTGTGAAGTCTGCCTGGCCGTAAGCCTCAGCCGTCTGGATGACGTGCTGTGCTACGAGGAACTGCACGACGTTGTTGTAGCGTCCTGCTCCGTCTCCCGCTGCAGGTTCACCGTCAAGGTGAAATCCTGCATTCAGGACTCGACCGGTCGCTGCGGTTCGTCCGATGTCAGTACCGGAAGCGTTCGCTCCAGCACCTAGGACCCTCAGGAAGGTGAGCGCGCTGCGGTTTGCAAGGAACGTATTCGCAGCGTAAGGACCGTACCTGTTCGGGTCAAGATCGCCGAACGTTGCAATGAATTGATTGAAGTCACCGACCGTCACCGGGATGAACGCGGGACCCCTGTTTGAGGTACCGATGATCCCCGCAGGGACACCAGAGGGACCCAAGGGGGCAATTGCTGACTGGTCGATCTCACGATCGAAGAAGTTGGGTGACCTGAAAGTCTGTACGGGCATTTACGTGCTCCTCTTGCGATTGCTAGAACGCTAAGATAACTATTCCACGCTGGTTTGAAAGACCGGACTCGGTCAGTCGTCGAGGTCTTCTACTGCAATGATAGTAAGACCGCCCAGGTTGGCATCGGCGGGGAGCACTGATTCACCTTGTGCGCCTGCTGCGTTGATCCTATACAATCTCGTGACAACCCGTCCGTTCTTGTCGATGCCTTTTATGCGCTTGAACCTCGTCGGGGGCGTGCCGCGCCTGACTTTTTTCCACGCAGGATCATCAGGATTATCAACGTTATCGTTCTTTGCCGGCCACAGACGAGTTCCATTCGTCCTACGTTGATCCTGTCGTGGATTGTCACCGTCACCACCTGACGTCAACGGCAACGTGGGATCATCAGCACCGAGAAAAGGCTCATCGACGAAGTTTCCTGCGTCGCCTGTGTCAACGTTCGCGCCTGAGTCGATCCCTGTGCTGAACGTGATCATGGGTGATGATGTGTACTTCCTGATCGGAACGGGTGCTCCTGGGACAGATGACGCGAGGATGTAACCTGGCACTTTGATGGTGAACTTGTACTTGATGACGCGCTCTGTCTGCGAAAAGTCATCAGTGTTTGCATCTGCGGTGTAGCTATTGCCATCAACGCTCGCAATGAACCAATAACCCTTCGGGGTCGTGAGCTTCCAACAGTTACCTTGAGGAAGCTGCGATGAGATGATCTGTTCGATCAGCTGCGTCATGTGTGACGTGTACTGCGTCCAGATCGTCACGTCATACGTTGCAGTGAAGAACTGAGGCGCAGGGATGACAATCGTCTCAAAGATGTTGTTCGTCCGATTGGGAAGAAGCAACGCTCCTTGTTCGACGAGCTCATTGCCGGCTAGCTCGCCGATCTCCCTCGTCGTTGTTAGCTGACCCGGGTCCGCCTGACCGGGCGCCACAGCAAGGTTCTGCTGGTGAGGCAACATTAAACGATTGATTAGCTGTTGGTAGTTGCGATCCGATTTATCGAGACGGCGGTGGACAACTATCTCGCCTGTCTGCTGGTTGATGCCGCGACCGGCGATGTCAGAGGCAGGATCCTGGGTGATGGACGTCCTCACAGCAGTGCAGATAGGAAGGATCAGGGCGTTGTTCCTGTCGCGCATCGCTCGAAACTTCTTGTTGAGCGCCCACTTCTCGCCTGAGAAGAAGATGACCGGACAACGACGATTCTCTGCGACATTTTCAGCTGAGACAATGAGCGGTATCTCCTTGTCGAAGAGCCTAAACATAGCCTCGTCAACATCCTTGATGCCACACGACGGGATCGTGATGTCAGTCGCAGAATCGCCTTGGTACCCTGACGGTAGCCCGGGTACGTTGAAGCGCGTCTTTGATTTTGCATCATATCGAGTTGTCATGATATGTACGACGCTCCCTTCCCAATATTTCTGATCGTTGTGTCACTCACGCCGTATTCTATGGCAAGGGCATGAACATTTTCGTTCGACAAAAATCGAGCACGTATTTCGCTAGCGAGTTGTGCGTTTAACCTATGCATCGTTTTGCCTTTTAGCGATTTGTGATGCGACTTATTTGCATTGAACGCAGCAACACGATTCGAAACATGCTTCAACGATTGATTCCTGTCTTTCCAACCACTTGGCTTTCCCTTCTTACCGATGCTGATGTTCTTAGAGTGTTCAACAGTGCGCTCAAGTGTTTTCATCGTTTCACTGATTCTACGTCGTGTCGCAGCA